TTGACCACGACCGACACTAGCTGCATGCCACCATTGCTGCAAGTACATGGCGACAATGCGTTCGGTCGCATAACCTCTATGCTTGCGGTGTTGGCTTTGCATTTATCGCGAAACATTTGATACAGCGTAGATATATTTCATCAAGTGCTGTTGGAGTAATAGCCAAAGGTTCATTGCAAAGATCGCAATAGATAACAATATCTTGAGGTTCTTCGAACTCTCCGCCCATGACGGTGGCTGTTCCATTATCAAAGATTACCATTTCACCCATAATTATGCCCTCGCCTTCTGTTTGACCCAGTTGCCAGAACTGGAGATTTCATACCAAATGATTTCTTTGTCCTTGTCGCATCGAAGCATCGCTCCGGTAGTTGCACCAACACATTTGAAGTGACCCCAAGCCTTACCAGCCTTAGTCTGACCTGTTTTCCAAACCATCTCACCATGTTCGCATCGTGGGATGTCTTTGTCAGTAGTGCCGCCTATAATGTCTTTAACTATTGATACTGCTTCAGCTGAAGTTGCTGGCATTTCAACTGTCTTGATTGTCCAGGGATCATCTTCCTTTTCAACTGGAACATACTCCTTTGGAGTAGCCATCTTTGACTTTGTAGCCTTAATCATTTCTTCGCGACTAGGGCCATGTTTTTCAGTGCCAATGTTCGCATTCTTCATGGCAATCCCAACGCTGGAAGTTTCGCAGTTCTCCAAAGCAAAGTCCCTGTTTACGCCACGCTCTGAAACTTCCTCTTTTGCATGACCGGTTGAGAATGGCTTTTCATCTGTCCAAAGACGATACAGAGATGTCTTAACAATAAAGCGCGTGTCGCTCCATTCCAAGATTTCTGTCACAATCGAACCATCTGGATACTTTTCCCAGAACAATTTGATGCGCTCTTTAACTGTGGTGTAGTCCTCTAAATTAAACATAGAACTCATCTTCTTCCGTTTGTAGTTGAACTGCTATTGCAAGATAAGCGATTGCATCGATGTAGGAATCGATATGGCTGGGAGTCTCTTGGATTCGTGAGAGTTTGACTTCGACCATTGCAAGCGCAGCTTGACTGTCCGAGACTTTCTGTTCAAATAAACAGGATAACCTTTCAGCGATCCGACCTTGATTGATTCTAGGATGACCGTAGATACGACCACGATCTTGCATGATGTCGATTGCATTGATAAGTGCCTCAGTGGCTTTCATCGACCTACCTGCTCATAATGCTTTCGGATGGCTTTACGACCATCGACAACTCCACGGTCATATCCGGTCTCTTGACCTAATCGGAATGCTGTATAGATTGCAAAGCAAATTCCAACCACAGTCAAAATAGTTAATGAGTTCATTTCTGCTCCCTTTGTAGCTACTGGACTTCGCTACGGGATTAGTGTTGCACTTTATCTGGGATTGGCAAGCACATTTAGATGAACATTTGGCAAACTCTCAGCCTGATCCATCATGTCATCAATGTCCCTGAGAATGTCGTTACCGAGCGCGCCCGTATCTCTTACCTGACACAATGAAAGTACCGTCCTTTTCTAGGTTGATAATGCTGACCTGCACGTTTGTGCCGATTTCCTCAATGATGATAAATGCCTGTTGCCAGTTCATTGTGCCTTTAGTGTAATGAGCCTGCCTGACATCCATAAGATGCCCTGCTTCCCATCCTCTCAGGATGCGCCCTATACGGCCCCCAGAAGCCTCTGTAAAGGCCGATTGCCCTGCTCTATGAGTGTGTCCACAGATCACGCTAATACCATGCCTACGAGCCGCTTCTAGGGCCGTTAAGCCCGGTGTAGGCTTTACGCTCTGTTCATCCCCATGAACGGCCACAATGCCCCTAGCAATGGCGTATGGCTTCTTGTGGTAAGTGATGCCTAGTTCATCGAGTTTCATAAATTTCTCAAAGCGCAACTCTGGCAAAGCCAAAAACGCTGGAATCTTTTTCATCGTGACATTGTAAAGACGATCCGTGTGATTACTTCTAATCATGTGAGCTTCTTTGGCATGTTCAACTAATGACCAGAGAACCTCGACTGCTTCATCTCTGTCAGCAGCTAGTGTTTGTTCGTACCATCCTGGAGTATTTTCTGTCCACCTTGAAATCTGTGGTAGGTCAATCTCGTCTCCCAGGGTAACGACAGAATCGGGGCGTATAGCCTTAATAAAACTTGCAACATTTTTAACTGCTACTGGATCGTGATAGGGAACTTGTAAGTCTGGGACTACAACAGTTCTTTTCATTCATCCTCATCCTCATACCAATCAGGTTCAGGTATGTTTGGGTTAATGGGAGTAGGCAGAATCCAGTCCGGATAACTGCTTCGTTCGACAATAATGGCTAAAGACAGTTCGACTGAGAAACCTGCACGGCGTAATGCTCTGAACATCTCATGTACGCCAATGGCCCAAGCATCTAGTTTGGAATAGCCTTCATCAACTAACTTCTTAGTTGCTTTTCTAGCCATAGGAGAATTGTTACCTCTCTAGGATGCGAATAATAGTTTCAACACGCGCTTCGAGTGCAGTAATTTGGTCGCGCATACTTGATCCGCTATTTGGCTTTAGTTCGTTTAGGTAATGCTTTACTAACCATTTGACTGCACCAATAAATGAACCAATAACGCTCAACGCAACAGTTACAACAACCGCCAAGTCCTGCGGACTCATTACTTTTTGGGAGTGGCGTAACCAAAGACACCTGCTAGAACGGCCCAAAGAATTGCTCGGTAATCGACATCAAAGTTAGATGCCGCCCACGCTGAAAGAAATGCTCCAGCAGTGAGGATTAGTGGGTTCTTCATGTTCATTCTGTCTCCTGATCTGGGATGTCGATTTCTTCAACAATGTTGTTATTTGGCTTTGATGGGTCGTAGCCGCCAATTCCGTAAGTTACTTTTCTCATTAAGAACCCCTTACCCATACAAAAATACAGTTTGAAAGAGTTGTTATAGTGCCGGCAGTTGCAAATGCTCCAGTGATTGAAGCTTCAGCCAGACTCTGAATCAATGCTCCAGCAACGGATGCTGAACCGCCACCGATTAAAGGATTAGGGTCGTTTGTTGAAGCAGTATTGCCAGCATAAGAACCAGTAGCAGGAGCAGTTCCTTGCTGATTAAAGGCTAACCAGTAAAACCCAGGAGTCAGGCTTTGAGATATTGTAATTTCATAAGCAGTTGAAGCCGCAGTTGGAGTAACTGTTCCAGCATCAAGTACAACTGTTGAAGGTAATCCATTTGTATTGTTGTAGATACCTAGGCGAACTGTGCCTGTACCAGAAAATGTTGAACCAGTCGCTATTGCAATTCTATCGAGTGTTTGTGTGACTGGAATGTAAATTAAACTGTAAACAGTTCTGTTGGCTGTTGCTGTGACTATGCTTAAAACTCTGTTTGGTGTTCTGTAATAAGCACCTGTAATTAACCTAACTGAAGGATTCTTAATTACTGCCAAGTCATAAGCAGTCTTGACTGAGTTAGGCGTAGCAGCAGATGAAGTGCTAGTGCTCGATGTTGAATCTTCTAGTTGCAATACTCCAGCAGCTGAAGTTGTGCCAGCTGATACTGACAAATTTGCAGCAGATGAAGTGCCAGCATTTGTAATAGGCGCATTGACTGTGACAACTCCAGATGGGCCTTGTGGGCCTGTTGCGCCTGTTGATCCAGTAGCTCCTGTAGCACCGGTCGCGCCTGTGTCACCCTTATCGCCTTTATCGCCCTTTAATCCAGTTGAACCTGTTGGTCCTTGTGCGCCTTGTGCTCCGGGATTGCCTTGAGTTCCTTGTAATCCTTGTGGGCCTTGTTCCCCTTGTGGGCCTTGTGGACCTGCTGGACCTTGTGGACCTGCTGGACCGCCAGCATCGCCTTTATCGCCCTTTTCACCCTTTGGACCGGGAAAGAGATTGTTGGAACTAATAGTTACGCGACCCATTATTTTCCACCTAACATCGGGATTTCGAACCAACTACTATCTGAATCGCCTGTCTTAGAAAATGAAATGTGGATGTGATGATCGTGGCGATTAACCCCATCGTAAGTACGCCAACGCCAAGCCTTCTTACTTGATGCGATCTTTCCTGCATAGATGACATAACTGATTCGCTTATCTCCGGCTTTGGCACATAGGCGTATTTGGTCGGCAAGATAAGCACCTGTACTGGGGCGTGTGTTGAGGTCCTTATCCACATCAATAGCCCGGACGATTCCGTTAGCCTTATCGGGATTGTGGTCACTCGGACGATTGGAGTGTGCGGCATCGCCTATCCAACCATCGGATTTTCTATCGCGATCAGGAAACGTGTCATCTATTTGTTCGCGAAGTTGTTGACCGGCTTTGCAAAGTAATGGCTTCATTATCCAAGAATTATTTTCAGTTCATCCTCAGTCAAACCAAGTCGCTCGAGTAGAGCTGCTTTATCTTTATCAGCCTTCTCACGCTTAGCCATCTGATCTAGTTCATCCTTTGAGTAATACTCATAAGAGACAATGTTGTTATCTGGCATTGATTCATCGAATCCGCCAACACCATAAACTACTTCTTTGATTTTCTTTGTCATTATGCGTTCCTTAAACCTACGAGTGGACTAGAAGAACTTGTGTTTACTAATGTTCCTGCTGTGGCAAATGCGCCTGTGATGCTTGCTTCATAGAATGAATGTGCAGTGTTTGAACTTAATGCAGCAGCAAATGGCAGTATCCCTGCTGGGTCTGCATCTGGTCTTTGAAATGATGCCGTTCCAGTCAAAGTTTGTGCATTAAATGCCAAATAATACCAACCTGTAGGCGGAGTTTGTGTAATTGTGATTGTGTAACTTGTACTAGCAGCAGTGCAGCTAACTGTTCCAGCATCAAAATAAACTGTTGTCGGCTTTCCTGTGGTAGCACTTGCGTTGTATAAACCAAGTCGAACTGTAGTTGTGCCTGTATGTGTATTGGAAGTATTGATTCCAATTCTGTCAAAAGCACCTGATGTTAAAAAAACTGGAGTGTAATAGGTTCTATCTTCTGTGACAGTCATTGTTCCGCTGCTTCCGTCACGCACTCCGCTCAACGACCATTCACCAACAGTCTTAGGATTAAGCAAAGCTGAAAACCCTGTTACCGGAGCAACCCATGCTGGAACTCCACCGCTTACTGTGAGAACCTGACCAGAAGTGCCAATCGCCAAGCGAGTGTTTGTATTGGCAGTAGCTGAACGATATTCAACATCTCCAAGAGTAGTCGATGGGTTTAATGCCTTTGTAGTAGTGTCAACGGCTGAACCCAGTGATCTAATAGCCGATGCTCCATCTTTGACATACGCCGTGTCATCTGGAGTAGTCCATGAGTAGTTGGTAGTTGTTGCCATTATTCTCCTATTGTCAGGCTACTATTGTAGCGTCTATCCATTCAAGGGTTGGGCTTAAAGTTGTCCAGTCCTCAGCCGCGTTGACCTGCGACCACTTCATAAATTGAAGGCTAAATGCTGCTGGAGACAAATTCAGTGTGATTGATAATTTGTTGAATCCGGCATTGAATGACCAGCCTTCAACGAAACCTTCAAACGATCCACCGACTAGATTCAAAGGTAAGTCAACGATGTATAGCGGTAGTCCCATAAATGCACCTAGCAGTGCATCTCGGTCTGCATCATCGATTTCAGGATTGGTCAATTCAAAGGTAATCGATTTGAATAGGCTTTGAGGATTGGCTCGAAGTGCTAAATAAAACTCAGCTTGAGCAACAGCATCCGCATTGTGTTGAATCGATGTCAGGATGTTTTGAGCCTGTTGGCCATAAAGCGCAATGGAAACATCATCTTGAGCAGTGTGGATTGAAGGTCCTCTATGAGTGATACTTACCTTGTTTCGGATGTCACCAATACGCCGAGAGGTTGAGATTCCTCTAGCCATTGCATGACTGGCTGAAAGTTCGGTGTAACCATTAGCTGCAAGGTATTGGCTACGATGAGAAGCATCGGCATAGCAAATGCGACCAAAACTATCCTCATAGATATAACCAAGTCCTGATACGGCTAGGGCTGAGATAAGAGAATAGACATCTGTTTCACTAGATGAGCGACTTGCAAGTTCATAATCTCCGGGTCGGTCAATTTCACCTAGTCCGACATTCTGGGCATCTGTCCACGTCTCAGTCGCCGGAGTGTAATCAACCCAGTCAAGTGCTGGACCAACCTCATTCCAAGCATTCCTAAATACTGGCTCAAGGATTGTGTAGATTTGGTCGCCGTCAAAGTCTCTGGAAAGCACACCATCGGTCAATGTCTTAGGTAGTTTGGATAATGCGCCTAAAGCTGTAATTTTGAAGGTTTGAACTATTCCCACTGATCCAGCAGATTTGACGGATTGGTCAATGTCTGTGACATAACCACCAAAGATTGAAGTGTAAGCACCTGTGGAGTTTTTGACCTGAAGCGTAAATGAATCATTGACATCGATGCTGAAATCTGCGCCCTCGGTATTGACAAGCTCTACTGTGGCATAACCGGCAACAGGCTGGGTATAAATGTCAGTTCGCCCAGAAGCCATCGAAAGATTGGCCAGTGTGACTTGAGTATAAACACCGCCAGCAATCGATACCTGCCAAACAGGACTCCAAGCCGTCATCGGTCAAATGCTCCTGCGCCAAGCGTTCCTCTAGCTGAGGAATTATTTATAATTTCTACAATTTGTCGAGCAGTAGATTCTGAGTCAATAGCACCGTTGACTGTAATGTTGTATTGCTCTAGTGACTTTGCTTCGCCCATTCTAAATGTTCCATAACCAAATGGATCAGGCTTTTGGACTCCCATGAGTTGATCTACTAAATCACCAAGTTTTGCAGCATCTTCAGTCAATTTATCTAAAGCTCTTTGATTGGCTGAACCGCCACCGCTAGAACCGCCACCGCTAGAACCGCCACCTCGACTGCCGCCGCCCGGAACTACTGGAGCGACAAATACATTTCCGCCGCCACCTGTGCTTGCGCCGCCGCCGACTGCTCCCGGTGCTCCACCTGTGGCAAATCCGCCACCGCCACCAAGTAGTCCTAGATTGGGAGCCAAGGGAATCCTGTTGTATAACTCAATTACCTTGTTCACCATATCGCGAACCTTATTTACAAATTCCTCGATCTTGTCAATGGCGTTGGCAATAATTCCAATAATCTTTCCAAAGACTTCGCCAACCACTTTCAATGCTCCGCCAGCCAAAGTTGTCAAAATAGGAATGACATAATCGCCAATGAAATTAAATAATGTTTCAAATGAATCTTTGTTTTCGACTATTGCTTCTTTGATTGGATCAAATGCACTAGCAAACTTTTCAAAATTAGGCACAACCTGATTGACAACGAAATCAACCAGTCTTTCAATAATAGGTAATAAAGCAAATCCGATTGTTTCCTTTGCTTCATCAAATGCAACCTTGAGTCGAGCCATGCGCCCTTGGAATGTTTCAGCATTGGCCGCTGCTGCTCCACCAAATAAATCTGAGAGTTTGCCTTGAACCTCTGTAAAGCTCATGGTCTTGAGTTCGGCTGCTGATAAGCCAATGCCTAGTTTGCCAAGCGAAGTAGTATTGCCATCGTAGGCTTTGGCTAAAGCGTTAGCGACTGATTCAACTGGCTT